CGCAGAAACAGCGGCATTGGCCATCGCAAATAGGGTAATTGGATCCATTTAATATAGTCGTGGAGTACATGAAAACGTTGGCAGACATAACACTAACACAGATACATTGCGTATCTAAACGAAGTCATATATAATATACTATTATTTATAAACTCTTGATAAGGATCAAAATGACAAATCTACTCGTAATAAAACTGACAAATAATGAAGAAATCCTTGGTGAGGTGTCAGAAACCGGTACAGGTTACCGAATTCTTAATCCTATTGGTATTGCGGTTGTACGTGACCGAGATGGTAAACCCAATATCGGATTTGCACCTTGGCCAGTATACTCAGATACGGAAAAGAAGGACCGGACGGTTGACATAGACCGTGATTCTGTGTTATACTCCTATGAACCAGCAAAAGACTTTGTAGACAACTACAATAGTATCTTTGGTTCTGGCATCATTATTCCACCACAAAAAACTTTAATTACAGGCTAAATTGAGTTCATTTTATACAAACGTACAAAGTTTCGGTAACAACATATTATACCGAGGCATCTTAGACGGCAAGAAGGTGAAGCAGAGAATTGAATATTCTCCTTCACTCTATTTACCTTCCAAAAAACTAACCAATTTCACCTCACTTGACGGTGACTATCTCGACCAGAAAATCTTTGGTGATATTCGTTCAGCCAAAGACTACATCAAGCAATTTGATGAAGTATCCAATGCACCAAAAATCTATGGCCAAACTAGATTCGAATATGCCTTCATTGCAGACCAACATAAGGGTATGGTTGACTATGATTTCGATAGAATTTCAGTTGCTGTAGTTGACATTGAGGTTGGTTCAGAGAATGGTTTCCCTGATCCATATCTTGCGAATGAACCAATTACTGCCATTGCTATTAAGTATTTGAATGGTCCAATTTATGTGTTTGGTTGTGGTGACTATGTTACACAAGGTAAAGAAATCTATGTTAAGTGTAGAGATGAACATTCTCTATGTAAACAATTCATGGCATTATGGACTAAGAAATGTCCTGATATTCTAACTGGTTGGAATACCAAGTTCTTTGATGAACCTTATTTGATTAATCGTTTTCGTAAAATCATTGGTGAAGATGAAGCCAAGAAACTGTCACCCTGGAATTATATTGGTGAACGTAAGACTGTAATTAATGGCCGTCAGATGATTGCCTATAACATTATGGGTGTTGAATCACTAGACTATATTGAACTATACAAATGGTATGCTCCTGGTGGAAAGTCACAAGAGAGTTATCGTTTGGATGCTATTGCACAAGTAGAACTCGGTGAAGGCAAGATTTCATATGATGAATATGATAACCTTCATGCACTCTATCGTTTGAATTATCAAAAGTTTATTGAGTATAACATCAAAGACGTTGAACTGATTATTAAACTGGAAGATAAGTTAAAGTTAATTGAGTTGGGTGTGACTCTTGCGTATGACACCAAAACAAACTTTGAAGATATTTTTGCACAAACTCGTATGTGGGATTCACTTACTTATGCCTATCTGTTTGAGAAAGGTATCATTGTACCACCAAGAGAAATCAAAGAGAAAGATTCGGCATTTGAAGGTGCCTATGTCAAAGATGTACAGGTCGGTAAACACGATTGGGTTGCATCGTTTGACTTAAATAGTTTGTATCCACATCTGATGATGCAGTATAACATTTCACCTGAGACATTGATTGATCCACAAGATTACACAGATGAAATGCGTGAGGTACTTTCTTCTGGTGTTTCGGTTGAGAAACTATTAATGCGCCAAGTAGATACTTCGGGGCTGGCCAATGTTACACTTACACCTAACGGCCAATTCTTTCGCACTGATATGCAAGGTTTCTTACCTAAGATGATGGAAGAAATGTATACTGACCGTAGCAAATTCAAGAAGATGATGTTGCGAGCAAAGCAGACGTATGAAGATGAAACAGACGAATCGAAAAAATATGAAATTGAAAAACGAATTGCCAAGTATAACAACATACAACTTGCAAAGAAGGTTTCTCTTAATTCTGCTTATGGTGCTCTTGGTAGCCAGTATTTCCGCTTTTATGATTTACGAATGGCTCTTGGCGTTACTACTGCTGGCCAGTTGTCTATTAGGTGGATTGAAAATAAGATAAACGAATACATGAATAAGTTATTGGATACAAGTGACAAAGATTATGTCGTTGCTTCCGATACAGATTCAATCTATCTCCGTATGGGAGAATTGGTCAATAAATTCATCAAAGATACCTCAGACAAACAAAAGGTAATCTCACTCATGGATAAAATCTGTGAAGATAAACTACAACCTTATATTGACAAATCGTATGAGGAGCTGGCTGTTTATGTTCACGCCTATCAACAAAAGATGGAAATGAAACGTGAAGGTCTTTCTGATAAGGGTATCTGGACTGCCAAGAAACGATACATTCTAAACGTATATAATAATGAAGGCGTTCAATATAAAGAACCACAGATGAAGGTGATGGGTTTAGAGATGATTAAGTCCTCTACACCTGCCGCTATCCGTGAAAAGATGAAAGAAGCGATTCAGCTTATGGTGAATGGCACAGAAAATGATATCCATAATTTCATTAGTAAATTTAGAGAAGACTTTAGAAAATTACCACCAGAAGACATCTCTTTTCCACGGGGCTTGAATGGTTTAAATAAATACTCCGATGCTCTAACTTTATATAAATTAGGTACTCCAATTCATGTCAAGGGTGCCATTCTATATAACAATTTTTTAAAACAAAACGGTCTCACCAAGAAGTACCAACTCATCCAAGAAGGTGAAAAGATTAAGTTTACCTACCTGAAGATGCCAAATCCATTTAAAGATACCGTTATTTCTTATCCAACAAGACTACCCACAGAGCTTGGGCTTGACAACTTCATTGATTATGATTTACAATTCGACAAAGCATTTTTGGAACCTATTAAAGTTATCTTGGATTGTATGCAATGGACAACTGAAAAGGTAAGTACATTAGAGGACTTTTTCGCATGACATTTCTAACATTACTTTGTGCCTTAGCACTTTCAGGTATTGCTGCCTACTATTCTATTATTGGATTGGCAGCTATATTTACTGGTGCATTTTGGCCAATCGTTTTTATGGGCAGTGTTCTTGAGGCCAGTAAATTGGTCACTACATCATGGTTATATCGTAATTGGAAGACCTGCCCATTTCTATTAAAAACATATCTCACTACATCTGTTGTAATTCTAATGTTAATTACAAGTATGGGTATTTTTGGTTTTCTTTCTAAAGCACATATTGATTCAACATTAGATTCTGGTGCAAATACAGTTGAGGTGAAAACTCTTAATGCACAAGAGAAGATTACTAAAGAAAGATTGGAATACTTATTATTGCGAGCCAAGGATCCATCAACGGCAAGTAATAGATTAGATAAGCAAATTCAGGACACACAAAAAGAACTGAATGAAATTACCAAGAAAAAATTACCACTATTAAAAGAATCTAACAAATTGATTGCTGAAGTTGGACCAATCAAATATGTGGGTGATATGATTTATGGTGTAGAAGATGATAATGCCATAGATAAAGCAGTTCGTTTGGTAATCATGTTAATAATGGTTGTATTTGACCCATTAGCTGTGTTATTATTGATTGCTGCTAATATGAACATGAAACCGAAGGAAGAAATTATTGATACGGTTGTTGAAGTTAAACAAGAACCCGAAAAAGTAGTTGAAACACCATATGATATTCCTGTCTTTGTAGAAGAACCTAAACAAGATATACCCAAAACGAAAGAAGATACAATAAGAGTGGCTGCTGAAAACATTACAAGAATTGAAGAACCACAACCTATTGTTATTGATAATGTTAATGGTGAAACAATTCCTCCACTTGGTCAATCACCAGGAGTTCAGATAACAACTGAAGAATTTGATGAGACTGAAGGTTCATCTAAGAAACGTGGATTTCCCAACCGTAAAAGTAAGATAGATAGTATGTATGTAGATGATGCTGAATTGGCATTTCGTAAAAAGGAAAATAAATGAGTATACTTGAAAAAATTAAAAAGAATAGTTCAATCAAAGATTCGGCTATTCTGGCGAAATCAAAATTCTTTAACAACAAAGATATGATTCAAACGGCTGTGCCAATTATTAATGTGGCACTTTCTGGTAAGTTAGATGGTGGTCTAACTCCAGGTCTTACAATGTGGGCTGGTCCATCCAAGCATTTTAAGACAGCATTTTCGTTATTGATGGCCAAATCTTATATGGACAAATATCCTGATGCAGCGCTTCTATTCTATGATTCTGAGTTTGGTACACCACAATCCTACTTTGACAGTTTCGGTATTGATACTAACCGTGTTTTGCATACTCCCCTTACTGATATTGAGCAGCTAAAGTTCGACATAATGTCACAGTTGACCAATCTTGAACGTGGTGATAAATTAATTATCGTCATTGATTCAATTGGTAACTTGGCATCCAAGAAAGAAGTTGATGATGCACTTGATGGTAAATCGGTTGCTGATATGTCCAGAGCAAAACAGGTCAAGTCCTTGTTCAGAATGGTGACACCACATCTATCGTTAAAAGATATTCCTATGGTTGTTGTCAATCATACATACATGGAAATCGGTATGTTCCCCAAAGCAATCGTTGGTGGTGGTACAGGTTCTTATTACTCTGCTGATAATATCTTTATTATTGGCCGCCAGCAAGAAAAAGAAGGTACCGATGTTATCGGTTATAACTTCATTATTAATGTGGAGAAGTCTCGTTATGTTAAAGAGAAATCTAAAATCCCTGTTACTGTTTCTTTTGATGGCGGCATTTCTAAGTGGTCTGGTCTACTTGACCTTGCACTTGAGTCCAAGCACGTGGTCAAACCAACGAATGGCTGGTACAGTAAAGTTGATCCAAACACCGGCGAAGTAGAAGAAAAGAAATATCGCATCAAAGATACAGATACAAAAGAATTCTGGATGCCTATCATCAAAGATAAAGCATTCCAAGATTTTGTTGAGAACAAATATCGTGTTGCTTCTGGTAATATTATGTCGAGCGATATACATGAAACATTTGAGGTAGAAACAACCAACGGAGTTGAATGATGAGTAATGAAGAAAGTAGAATCAAGCATTCGAAACGAATTCTGAAAACAGAAAACATAATTAAGAAACAAACTAAGATTGCCAAAACGCATGGTGTGAAAATTAAAGAACCACATAAGTTAGCTAAACATCATGCACTAGATTGTGGTGTACCAAATTGTCCTATGTGTTCTTCACCACGAAAAGTAACTGGTGAAAAGACAATACAGGAACAATCTTTTGAACAAACGGAGAAATGGAATGATTGAAGGTGTAGATTATTGTTTTATCTATCCAAAGAATGATGGTACATCGGTACACATTAGGTTTTTGGATGGACCATATAAAGATACCATATTTAAATATGGTAAGGTAAAGTTTGAAGAAAAGAATGACCAAGTCTATTTACTTTTTGCTTATGATGTGTTAGAATCTCCAGTAGACAAGCCCAAGAAATTGGAAAAAGATGAGAAGTTTAAAAATTACCTAGGTGATTTACTTGTTGAAATTATGGGTAATAATATAGAACAGGAAGTGGCTGATGAAACTGGAACAAGCGATACTAAAGAATTTGGTCTATAATGAAGAATACTTGAGAAAAGTATTACCTTTTTTAAAACCAGAATATTTCTCAGATAGAACTGAAAAAACAATATTCAATGAAATTACATCATTCACAGAAACTTACAATACTACACCGGCGATTGAAGCAATCGGTATTGCCGTCAAAGAGAGGAATTCTCTTACAGATGACGAAGTGGAGAAGTGCCAAACTTATCTCAAAGAGATTGAATCTAATAAGGAAACAAGTACCGAGATACAATGGCTTGTTGATAAAACCGAAAAGTTTTGCCAAGAAAAAGCGATTTACAACGCAGTATTGGGGTCTATTTCTATTCTCGATGGGAAAGACAAGACCAATGACAAAGGTACGATTCCCAAAATATTATCGGACGCCTTGGCGGTAAGTTTCGATACAACTGTTGGTCACGATTATTTGGAGAACTCTGATGAACGATATGAATTCTATCACAGAAAAGAAGAACGAATCCCCTTTGACTTGGAATACTTTAACAAGATTACAAAAGGCGGACTACCTGCTAAGACCCTTAACATTGCTCTTGCTGGCACTGGTGTCGGTAAGTCTCTTTTTATGTGTCACGTTGCCGCTGGCGCTATGGTACAAGGTAAGAATGTCTTGTACATCACACTTGAAATGGCTGAAGAAAAAATTGCAGAACGTATTGATGCAAATCTCCTTAATGTTACATTGGATGATTTGATTGAATTACCGAAAGATATGTATGATAAAAAGGTTGCTAGAGTCCGTGAAAAGACCACAGGCAAACTAATCATCAAAGAATATCCAACAGCTTCAGCATCCACAACTCATTTTAGGACTTTACTCAATGAACTTAATCTCAAAAGGTCTTTCATTCCTGATATTATCTTTGTGGATTATCTTAATATCTGTTGTTCTTCTCGTATTAAGGCTGGTGCAAATATTAACTCTTACACCTACGTCAAGTCTATCGCAGAAGAACTTAGAGGTCTTGCGGTTGAACATAATGTTCCTATTGTATCTGCGACTCAAACTACCCGCAGCGGATTCACTTCGTCTGATCCTGGTTTGGAAGATACGAGTGAATCGTTCGGGTTGCCTGCTACCGCCGACTTAATGTTTGCTTTGATTTCTTCTGAAGAATTGGAAGAACTCGGACAAATTATGGTTAAACAATTAAAGAATCGTTACAATGACCCAACATATTATAAGAGATTTACTGTCGGCATCGACCGTTCTAAAATGAAATTATTTGATATTGAACAATCAGCACAAACGGGTCTTGCTGATGCAGGCCACGATAAACCATTAAACACATTTGGTAATCGTGAAACAGTTAAGAAGAAATTTGAAGGATTTAAAGTATGATGCTCAATAAAATAAAAAATGTAAATATTAAATTTCATGGCGAATGGAATCCAAAAACACATCAGGTCATATTAAGATATGATCCAAGGTCTAATTTAGGATTTAGTGTATCTATGGTTTCTATTAATGAAGAACCACCAATTAACAATTTTGATTTGGCTAACAAAGCATTAGAAAAATTTAGAATATGAATCTGTTAAGAGAGGATGCCTTGTATTGTGCCAAGGCATTTAATGATTACTTTGCCAACTTTGGTGACATTGAACAATATATGAGAGATGAGAAGTTGAAATCTGTTGCTCAACTTCCATCATCATTGTTTCCACCTGAAGACGATTTGTTTTCAGATTTTTCTATGCATCCAAATGATATGGATATTGAAGTATGTGAGATACCAAATGATACATGGGAAACATTACTTGCCATTACCAGTTCTCATGTCAATAAGGCACCAGTCGGAAGAAACATTCAATTGGCAGTCAAAGAAAAGAACACAGGAAAGATTCTAGGATTCATTCGTTTGGGTTCACCAGTAATCTATATGAAACCAAGAAATGAATTGCTTGGACAGGTCTGGATTCAGAATCCTGATACATCTAAACGATTCAATGAGTCTACTATCATGGGATTCGTAATTGTACCATCGCAGCCATTTGGTTTTAATTATCTTGGTGGTAAACTTCTATCTGCTATCTGTACCAGTCATACAGTAAGAGAAATCTGTAATAAGAAATATGGTATGAATCTTTGTTTGTTTGAGACAACCAGTTTGTACGGTTCAACTAAACAAGTATCACAGTATGATGGTATGAAACCTTACATTCGATTTAAAGGTCTTACCGAATCTGATATGGTACCAATGATGCACGGTCCAAGATATATTGAATTAAAAGACTATGTGGAAGATAAAGTTGGTGATTTATTAGGTGGTGATGAATCTACCACTTCTAGAAAACTTAGAACCTTTACCAAGATTATTGCTTTGACTAAAGCATCCTTAAAAGGAACATCTGAAGGGGAGGCATTCCAGCTAACGATTGAGAACGCTAAAGGGTTGACAGAAAAGAAAAGATATTATGTTTCTGATTATGGATTTAAAAATACAGTAGAGTATATGGGTTGTAAAACTGATACACTTTTACCAGGAGAAAATTACCATAAACATGAACTACAGAATATTGTTGCATGGTGGAAAAATAAAGCTATAAATAGGTACGAAACTCTCAAATCTGAGGGTAGATTGCGTACCGAACTAGAAGTTTGGACTTCAGGAAAACACATAGAGATTATTAGGTGATAAATGGCAGACGAAACCTCAAAAGCTGAATCGGCTCAAGCATTATTTTGTGCTCTGGCGGATTATCTCGGATCTAGTACAATAAATGAAGTATTCGATTTAAATAAATTTCCAAATTATTTGTCTTTCAAAAAAAATTGGAATCAAAATTATTCCGCAGCAAAAATTGAAAGCACTTTTAAATCTCATGTTGACGCTGATGCCAGTTTAACTGAAGTTGAACAATTATTATCTGGTACAAACTCATCAAATCCTAAAACTAAAGATGATTGGTATAAATCATCACTATTAATTGCTAAAAAATTAATTCAGGATATTAATTCAATTAGTAAAGAATTTTCAAGTATTAAACAACCTTCTTGGTCATCTATTTTTTATGTTCGTGGTGATAAAGATGTTATGGCAAATATTGCCGAATTATATAAAAGAGCAAATGATACACAAAAGATATTGATTAAAGAAGGTTCTAGTGGTATTTCTTTTTCCAATATTAATAAATGGTCTCCAGCTGACATATACTTTGCTTCACCTAAAGCAAAAAAAGAAATATCCGATGAAGTTTCTAGTAATAAGAAAATGACTTTTTCTGTTTTAAATAAAATGATTAGTAAAATGATATCTGACGGTCAATTATTACCACTATCATTAAAGAAGCAAACAAAAGAAGTCAAGCTTGAGAAGGTCAATTTTAATCGACCATCTGAACTTAAAAAACTTAAAAATATTGAATTTGGTGGAACAAACAATTGGAAAATATATACAAAACCAAAACCAGGAGAAAAAAAGATTGCCAGGTATTTTGCAATATATTTAAATAAAGATGAAACAGAAGAAATAACATTCAGACATGATCCTTCAGGATCTGGAGGATTTAAAGCTGAAATTAAAATTGCAGGCATGGAAGCAAGAAGCGGTAGTTTAAGTCAAGGTCCACTTGTTAGTATTTTTAGTCTTGTTGATTCCGGTTTTGCATCAAAATTTGATAGAACAGTAAATGATGCAATGAAAGAATTTAGAAAAAATAAAGTATTTTATAGACAACAATATGATAAAAAAGTAATAGATAGAAAAGAATATGATTTTGAAGTTGGAGCTTTAAGTGCTTTGGATGTAACCAACAAAGTTATTCCATTGATTATAGAATGGTTGAAAAATAAAAAATATGCTGATGAATTTGCTCGTGTTGTGTATCAATATGCAACATCTCGATCTGAAGATTCATCAAAATTCGTAATAGCAAAATAAAAGTTAATAATGGCACTAATAGATTTTGATAAACTATCCAAAGAGTTTGATGGCGTTGATGACTTTGGTTTTTCTGCCGTATCTGAGGAAGAATATAAAGCGGTTATTACGAATGCAGCCAAAGATGCAGAATATGAAGCATCTTCATTAACTGCTAGCAATTACAGAAGTCAACTATTGGAATTGGAGAAGATGATTATACCATTTCTCACCAAACTACATTCTACTGGAGACAAAGAATATATATATTGGCCTAACCGCAAACCAGTAATAGAGAAACAAATAGAAAATATATTGAAACTGACTAGAGGATAATATGAGTGCTACCGTGATTATACCAACTACGGGTTCACCGGAGTTGAGAAAGGCTGTTCAAAGTGTACTTGAACAAACCTATGAAACAAAATGTTATATTATTTCGGATGGGTTACAAAACCATTCTAGGACAAGGAATATTGTTGATTCTTTTCCTGGTAAGAATATAGAAAAATGTTATTTGCCTTTGAATGTTGGTGCCAATGGATTTTATGGCCACCGTATCTATGCCGCTTTCACACACCTAATTAACACCGAATATGTACTATATTTGGATCAAGATTGTTGGTTCGAAAAAGACCATGTAAAGAACTGTATTGAGAAGATTGAAATTGATAAAAAAGATTGGTCATATTCATTAAGAAACATAACTAACAAAGATGGTAACTTTCTATGTAAAGATGATTGTGAATCTTTAGGTAGATGGCCAGTATTTTCTGGTGATTATAGTCATATAGACACAAATTGCTATTGCCTTAAAACTCATCATGCTATACAATTAGCATCTGTCTGGCACGGTGGTTGGGGACAAGATAGAGTTTGGTTTGATGTATTATCACGGAACTTACCTAACTATAATTGTACAGGTGAATATACTGTGAATTATCGTGTTGCTGGAAATGAAGGTTCTGTTGTACCAGAATTCTTCTATCAAGGCAATCAAATTATGAATGAAAAATATAATGGAGTATTACCATGGCGAAAGAAAATCTAATTATTGGTGGATTTACCAACTATAACTACAATCAACTTAAACCTTGGGTTGAATCAATTTGCGAAGTAATGCCGGATGCACATAGAGTTATGTGTGTCGGTAATGCAACAGATGAAACCAAATCAATTTTAGCTAACAAAGGATTTGAACTGGTTGATATGCCAGAAGCCAATATTCCTGTACACGTTTTAAGATTCCTTTCCATCTATGATTATCTTTCTAAGAATTGGCAGAAATATAACCATGTCATTACAACAGATGTGAAAGATGTTTATTTTCAGACAGACCCATTTGAATGGTTAGACTACCACAATATTGGTGTTAAAGATATGAAACAACTTGTGGCAGGTGCAGAATCTATTCGTTACAAAGATGAATCATGGGGCAACCAAAACTTAATGGAAACTTATGGCGGTTACATCTATAGTAAATTTAAAGATAATGAAATCTACAACGTAGGAGTACTCGCAGGTTCATCCGAATATATTAAAGACTTGGTGTTCAACATCTTCAGTAATGCAGTTAACCGACCTATTCCTATCGTTGACCAGGCGGTCTATAATGTATTGATTCAAACTCAACCGTATAAGAATGTTGTTCACTATACAAAACAACATGAAGCTTGGGCTGTACAGGCAGGAACAGTTGCTGATCCATCTAAGATTGATGGTTTCAGGCCGAATTTAACCGACCTTGAACCTGTATTCCATGATGGTATTGTTTCTAATTCATTAGGTAAACCTTTCTGTATTGTACATCAATATGACCGTGTGCCTGAATGGAAAGAATTTGTACAGAAGAAATTCAAACAGGATGACCCATCACAGTTCTTTACATACAAGGTTTAATATGAATGAAATTAGTATTGTGACGGCCTTCTTTGATATAGGCCGAGGTGATTGGACTCCAGAAAAAGGACTACCACACTATCTACAAAGAACAAATGATACATACTTTGAAAGATTTGCCAATATGGCAAGTTTGGATAATACTATTGTTGTTTACACATCTGAAGATTTAGCCGAAAAAGTTTGGGAAATTAGAAAAGATAAAACGGACAAAACAGTTGTTATCACAATAGATTTTGAGGACCAATTTGGTGAATATCGTGAAAAGATTAGAAAGATACAAAACAATCTCGAATTCTTGGCTATGATTAATCCGAATCAAGTTAAAAATCCAGAGTATTGGTCATCAGATTATGTACTTGTGAATTTTCTTAAATCACATTTTGTTAATCATTCAATTGGTGCTGGTGTATTTGATACTGATTTAATTGCATGGTTGGATTTTGGATACTGCCGTGAACCATCTACACTAAACAATGTTAAATTGTGGGAATATCCTTTTAATAAAGATAAAATACATCTATTCAATATCAAAGACTTTAATCCCAATACTCCAATAACTAGTATCATATCTAATAATGATGTACATATCACTGGACCTTGTATTGTTTCAAGTCAAAAGATGTGGCCTGAATTGGAGAGATTAATGAATCAGAGCTTTGATGAATTGATATCCAAAGATTTGATTGATGATGACCAAACACTATTGTTAATGTCCTCATTAATTGAACCCGACAAATTTGAATTACACCCAATCTCACCTAATGATTGGTTTATTGCTTTTAGGAAATATAATGAAAATATATCTTAATGGAACTGCCAATCTCGGCGACTTTTTGAACGCACTGCCTGTCATGTCGGGTATTAGTAAAACGTATGGTAAATATTCTTTAACTATCAAAAAAGAAATGAGAAAGTTTAAAGGACTTGTAGAATTCCTAATGCATCAGGACTTATTCACAGATGTTATGTTTGATGATGAGGTGTTTATGTATGGTGATATCATGCAAATGAGTTCTTGGCCTATCAGAGAAGATAAGAAGGATCCAAATAGACCAATTGAAACTTGTCGTTATGAAAATTTTATGAAAGATAATTTTGGAATGACATTTGATGTTGATGATAATTTCATCATCAAGACTCCAGAATTCGATATTGAAATTAAAGACAAATATTATGTTGGTGATAGGTGGGCTATTGGTGAAATTGATACACGTAGGAAAACCCATATACTTTCACATTTAAGTAATTGTGAATTTATTGATTTTGATAGAACTATGTTAGAAAATGCTTACATTATTAAAAACTTAAATAAACCATTTATTACCAATTTTACTGGCGTCGGTATTATGGCCGACTTACTCAATAAAGAATTATATTGTGTATGGAAAGCAGAAGATTGGAATCCAGAATTCAGAGTTGGTGATGATATATCTTGGGATAACGGTAAAAACATTGACAAAATATTTGAAAAGCATTTTTATCTGAATCGTAATGCTCGTTTAATTCATGCAAATCGTTTGGAAGGTATGATGACATGAATATAGTATCTAAAGACACAGCAATATTAATTACTTCTTATACTGGAGGTAATGATCCAGAACACCATAGTTGTGGAGATTATTCAATCGTACAAAGAAAACGAAGAATGCTCCGTACTTTGGTAAAATATTTAAAAGAAACTGGTTATTATATCTGTCTTTCTTCACACTCAATATTAGACGAAGAAACACAGAGTTATTGTCATTCATCAATTTATGATTCAGACAATCGTTGGCAAATAGATGGTGTGCCAACTAGACCAAATCATGGCGTTGCTGAAATGACAGCTATACACAATGGTCTAAATTTATTGAATCGTTATGAATTTAAAAATGTATTGAAACTTTGTTATGACCAACATCCAGATTTGGATTATTCAAAACTAATTAAAAAATTTGAATCACTAGATAAAAAACTTATAACATTACAAGACAATTATGGTGTTGGTACATTATGTTTCTTTGGTAATATTCAGTTTATTAGAGACACGTTTTCTATGAATGAAATTTGGAGATGTGAAAGTGCTGTAGAAAGAGCATGGCTTGGTTCTATCAGAGACAAAAAATTAACTGAACAAATTTATGGTTATTCAACTTATGATGAAATGTTAGAATTACCACCTAACTCAGTACATCATTTCGCTTCTATGGATGGAAATACATTACATGACTACAATTATTGATATTAAACCTGGAACTTTTGGTGGTGCTTTACGTAATGGTGATATGATTGGTGTTGCTAATGTTGTTGAGTATCTAAGAAAGATTAGAAAAGATCCAACAATTAAGTTTAACATAATACAAGAATGGCCAGGAATAAGTTCTGAAAAATATTGCCAAGATTTCTATCAATTCTTATTAAACGCAACAGACTATTTCACAATTCTTCCTGGCCAAGAAACTTTGCCTTGGCGTAGAGTTAATTTGTGGGACTTTAGAGATATATCCGGCGACTTGGTTAAGATACCAAACAAAGTGGAAATGAAAAAGAAGATTGTAGTATTTCCACTATTTGATGCTCCATACAACACATATCGAAATTGGCCAAATATTCTATTTGAAGACATACTTGACAAATATAGTACCAATGAATATCATGATTATGAAAAAATTATTTGTGTAAAAGATAGACATAATAGACCGGACTATAAAGAGTGGAAATATTCATATGATTTCATGGATAATATTCACCACATCCAAGAGGCAGAAATCTTTGTTGGTGGTGATACTGGTACTAGCCACTTTGCATGGGCTCTTGACAGGGGACCAGCAGAACTGATATACTACAACTCTAGTCGTGGACTTGTTCACACTTTACCGTTTTATCTAATTCAAGGTAAAGGTAAATTGAATACATATTGGTTGGATTTTGAGAGTACACAATGGCAATAGGAATTACTTGCATTGATACATTACACTATACGCCCACCATTGATGCTTTAAAAAGAACAATACAAACTCTAGGAGATAAAATCACTAGAGTTTATTGGTTTTCGGATATTGATTTTCCTGAAGACATTGGTGTACCAGTTACATGGATAGTCATACCTAAAATACAAATATATAATGATGATTATAGTCATATTACTTTAAAATTGTGTCCTGAAGTTTGTACAGAAGAATATAATCTAATCATACACGGAGATGGATTTGCAGTTAATGCTGATGCTTGGACTGATGAGTTTTTGAATTATGATTATATTGGTGCTCGTTGGGGTGACGGCTTAGTTGGTAACGGTGGTTTCTGTTTACGTTCACGTAAACTTTATGATGTGTTTCTAAGTCTGAAGATAAAAAATCTTAGTTCAGATTATATGGACTATATGAACGACATATCTGCTTATGTTATCGATGGTGAAGGTAAGAAGTGGATTCCAGAAGACAATATTATTTGTAAGATACATAGATACACACTAGAAAGTATTTACAATATTAAATTTGCTCCACCAGAATTGGCAGACAGATTTAGTATAGAACACAATTATGGTTCACCTTGGTTAGGTAAGAGTTTAGGGTTTCACGGCAAACATGGTATTGCCGAATATTATGGAGTTAAATTATGAGTAAGAATGTTTTGATTACAGGTGGTGCTGGCTTTATTGCGCATCATGTGATTGATAAGATGCTTAGAGAAACAGATTGGAAAATTATTTGTTTAGATAGATTAGATATTTCAGGTAATTTAAATCGATTGCATGATATGTTACAAGACCATGACTCAAAGGTTGTGTCTAGTAGATTACGTATTGTGTTTCATGATTTGAAAGCGGAACTAAATGAAATGATTATCAAAGACATTGGTCCTGTTGATATCATCCTACATTTAGCAGCCGGCAGTCACGTAGACCGTAGTATTGAATTTCCAATGGAGTTCGTACAAGATAATACAGTTGGCACAGTTAATATGCTTGACTATGCTCGTAAACATCTTCCTAATCTGGAACGATTTGTATATTTCTCCACAGATGAAATCTTTGGCGTGGCACCTCCTGGTGTTTCATACAAAGAATATGACCGATACAACTCTACAAATCCATACTCAGCATCCAAAGCTGCAGCAGAAGAATTTTGTGTTGCTTATGAAAACACCTATAAGATGCCAATCGTTGTTACACACACAATGAATGTGTTTGGTGAGCGTCAACATCCAGAGAAGTTTATTCCTATGTGTATTCAACGTGCCAGAGATGGTGAAAAGATATTCATTCATGCTGACCCAACCAGAACACAGGCAGGTACTCGTATGTACATTCATGCAAAAGATGTTGCAGAAGGCTTAATGTTTATTCTAGGACTTAAAGATTATAAACACACAGGCGATTATGGTCACGCTCATTGTCCTAAATTCAATCTTGTTGGTACCGAAGAAATAGATAATCTAACATTAGCACACATGATTGCTGATGCACAAGATAAAGAACTTGTTTATGAAATGGTTGACTTTCACGGCAGTAGACCTGGACACGATTTACGATATGCCTTAGATGGTGGTTTATTGAAGTCACTTGGCTGGGAACCTAAGATTAAACTGAGTGAACGTATTAAAGAGATGACATTATGGACACTAGAAAATAAAAGGTGGTTGAAATGATTAAAGAAGTAGGCAAACACACTTATGGAACCGACACTTACACAACAACGGTAAGAGAATTTATCTCTTATGCTGACCCAACAAGACCTTCTGTCAACATTGGTGCTTTTACTGGAATAGGATTAGGATGTAGATTTTTTCCATCCGAAGGTGTTGCACATAATCCTAAAGCTTGTACGAATTATGCATTTGGTAATTTAGGTCCAAGAAACGAAATATTCAACAACATTGCAATTCTACCAAAAGTTCAAACTAAAGGAGATATCAATATTGGTTCTGATGTTTGGTTTGGAGAATCTGTTACTGTCATGTCTGGTGTTACTGTTGGCCATGGTGCTGTTGTCGCAACAAACTCTCATGTATTTAAAGACATTGAACCATATGCAATATATGGTGGCAATCCAGCAAAATTAATAAAATTCCGTTTTGATAAAGAAATTATTGATGCTCTTTTAGAAATGAAATGGTGGGATTTGCCAGACGAAATGATTAATAAAATTCTACCATTGTTACAACAAGAACCTACGATGGAAATTATTAATCAAATAAATCAAATTATCAAAGGCGGAAACTAATGGCTTCATTAGGCATATATCATTGGAACAAAGATAATAAATCCGGATTAGACGCCTCGATTGCCTCTTTTCGTAAGTATCATCCAAATGCACCATATTTTGTTGCTTGTGATGCTGCTGGTGGTTCACACTATGATGTATGTAGAAAATATAATGTAAACTATCTTCACGCAGATTTTGATTTAGGTTATCCATCACCACATTGGGGTTTCGATAAACTACGTGTATTTAATTTTGTTAAACGAATGATGATGGCTGCTATTTGTATGAATACAACACATTTTATTATTTCTGAAGATGATGTGATTTGTTTGAATGAGATACAATTTGATGAGACTTGGGACGTTGCTTCATATGATATTACTGTTGGAAATTATATCAATCAGGATATATTAGATACCTGTGAGAGAATCTCTGGTGTTAAACCAGACAGAAAACAATATGGTGTTGGTGCAGGAACAATTATGAAAACGTCAACATTCATTCAAAATTTTTATAGATTTGTTGAATTTCTAGATAAAGATTTTGATAGACTACACCAAAACCAATCACAACTAGGATGGAATGATTGTTTTCTACAAGTTTACTTCTTCCTATGTGGTGTTAAATATAATGTTAATCCAAGATTACACAATATTTTTCCAGAAAATCCAAATCTGGATTTGAATGAGATGAAGAATCATTATGATATGGTTCACAACTATAAGAATTTTTATGAAGGTAGATAATGGACTTAACTGAAATTAAAAGATGTTTGGCTTGTGACTCGGATCAATTAGTTCCGGTACTTGATTTAAATGACCAGCCGTTGGCTAATTCCTACAAAAAGAATAAAGATGACCACGAAGATTCATACCCATTAAAAATTCACAGGTGTGAAAATTGTTATCATGTGCAGTTGACTCACGCTGTTAATCCAGACCTAATCTATAAAAACTACCTGTATGTGAGTGGAACTACCAGTACCTATGTTGAATATATGGATTGGTTTGCCGATTTCTGCCTTGAAAAGTATGGTAGAATCACACCATTCACAGTATTAGATATTGGTTGTAATGACGGTTCACAGTTGAATAAATTTAAAGCCCGTGGTATTAAAACATATGGTGTTGATCCAGCTGAGAATTTACATAGCCTATCTTCTGCCAACCATGAAGTTGTGTGTGGATATTTTGATGAGACTTATTCAAATAAGGCCGATATCATTGTTTGTCAGAATGCTTTTGCTCATAATCCTAATCCAATTGAGTTTTTAAAGAACTGTAAAAGGAATTTAGAACATTCAGGATTAATCTTTATTCAAACATCTCAAGCGAATATGATTCTGAATAATGAATTTGATACAATTTACCACGAACATATTTCATTCTACAATATTCATTCGATGAAGTTATTGTGTAGAAGAGCGGGGTTGAACCTGATTGATGTGGTGAAAACACCCATTCATGGCATAAGTTATATATTTGTTATTAGTGCAGATAAAACTGCCGAAGCTACTGTTAAAAATCTAATTGATATGGAAGCAGTTGCTGGTTTATACAAGACAAAGACTTATTGGGAATATGAAAGTAAATGTTTGAACATGGTTAGTTCGTTCAGCACGTTTGTTGACTACTGTAGAGACCAGGGATATAAGATTATCGGTTATGGTGCACCAGCCAAAGGTAACACGTTGTTGAATTTCTCAAAAGTAAAAATGGATATGATTATTGATGATAATCCATTGAAACAAGGTCTGTATACTCCAGGTTCTTCTATTGGTATAGTTGGTTCAGATGTATTGAAATCTTTCACAGAAGATGATAAACTAATGTTTGTACCTTTGGCATGGAACTTCTTTGATGAGATACGTAAACGTATTCTGGCACAAAGAAACAATCCAAATGATAAATTTTTAAACTTGAAAGACTTGTAAGATGGAATATAGTGATATGATTCAGGCTCTATCGAAGAATAGGCCCGCTTATGCAAAGAACTATGATAACTATGAAGAAGGACAATTTGTTCAATATTCAGGTCAATTGTGGGACGAAAATGAAATGTATGCTGCCATGGATACATTACTGAATGGTAAGTGGATTACCTCAGGCGAAAAAGTAGCACAGTTTCAAATGAAGTTCAGTAAAAAGTTCCAAGTGAAGAATTCTCACATGGTCAATTCAGGTAGTTCCGCTAACTTGGTGATGATTACTGCATTGAAACATTATATGAAATGGAAGAACGGTGATGAGATTATTGTGTCACCTGTGGGATTTCCAACAACAATTGCACCTATTGAACAGAATGGTTTGAAGGCAGTCTTTATTGATATTGAATTAGACACACTTAACTTTGACCTCACCAAGATTGAAGAAAAGATTACACCAAAAACCAAAGGTATCTTTGTGTCTCCAGTTCTTGGTAATCCTCCTAATATGGACATTTTACGTGATATTTGTACAAAATACGGAATTCTATTGATTGGTGATAACTGTGATTCGTTAGGTTCTAACTATGATGGAAAAATGTTGACAGACTATTACTACTGTTGGTCTACATCATTCTATCCCGCACACCATATCTCTACAGGTGAAGGTGGAATGGTTTGTACTAATGATGATGGTCTGATTAATATCATGCGTTCCGTGTCGTGGTGGGGTCGTGACTGTTACTGTATTGGTTCTAACAATCTATTGGAATGTGGTACTTGTGGTAATCGATTTGATACCTGGTTGAATAACTATGATGGTGTTGTTGACCACAAATACGTGTTCTCTACAATGGGATATAATCTGAAACCACTAGACCTACAAGGTGCTATTGGTATTGAACAGTTGAAAAAGTTTGAATATATTGATGAGAAACGCCGTGAATATAAAAACAAAGTTCAGAAGTTTATTGAAGATAATGTAAAAGAGGTAAGAGTAATTAATGCCTTACCTAAAGGTGACCCATCTTGGTTTGGTGTGCCAATCTATTGTGAATCACAAGAAGTAAAAGAAAAGTTAGTTGCTCACTTTGAAGCTAATAAAATTCAAACTCGTAATTACTTTAGTGGCAACATCTTAATACATCCTGGTTATGAACACTTAGATAATTATAAAAACTATCCTAATTCCAATTTAGCACTCAGTAATGTATTTTTTGTTGGTTGTTCTCCTCTGTGGAACGATAAGATTCTAAATTACATTGAAAAGGTGTGTAAGAAATGGAAAAGTTAATCAATCTATTTGGTGGCTCTGGCTTCGTGGGTGGAAAATATGAAGAACTGACACCAAATATTTTATGGTCAAATGAAAGAAATGATTATAAAGTAAAATCAAACAATACTCATCCACTTGATATTGTATATTTCATTTCGACCATCGATAATTATAACGTACATACCGACCCGTTCATAGATATAGATACTAATCTAACCACTCTGATAAAGGTCTTGGAATCTTGCAAGAATAAGAATGTCTGTTTCAACTTTATAAGTTCTTGGTTCGTTTATGGCGATGTAGAGTTGCCAGCCAAAGAAGACTCACATTGTGACCCAAAAGGATTCTATTCAATTACCAAAAGAACTGCCGAACAGTTGTTAATTTCATATTGTGAAACGTTTGGTATTCAATGGAGAATCTTACGTTTAGGTAATGTTCTCGGTAAAGGTGACAAGAAAGTATCCAAGAAAAAGAATGCCTTACAATATCTGATTAATGAGATTAAAGAAAACCGTGATATTAACCTATATGACGGTGGAGATTTATATCGTGATTACATCCATGTGGATGATGTAGTACAGGCTATCAATCTAGTGATAGAAAAAGGACCTGTCGGTGAAATCTATAACATAGGTAATGGTGAGAAAGTGTATCTAAGAAATTCTTTGGAATATGTGAGAACCCGTCTTAATTCTATCTCCAAGTTCAACAGTATTGAAATTGTTGACTTTCATAAAAAAGTCCAAACCAAAAATATGGTCCTGGACATATCTAAAATTCAGCAGCTAGGGTATGTGCCTAAGTACAATACAGAACAAATGCTGGACAGTCTACTTTAAAAGCCAACAATCTCGTCACTATGTATCTAACCGAATCTTTGTAAGGTTTGACTACGATAGGTTAAATGTTGTATAAATAAGTAACCGGCAACCAAAGTGTGTTGCAATCTAAGGGAAAAATTAATGCAATCGTTTTCAACATTCTTAAAAGAAGAATCCGGCGAAGGTTCGGAACTGAAGCACATCCACCATGCGGAAGATAGACCTTTGATGCATGGCCATGCCGGTTTTGAACACGCTCATGCTGCTTTAATGAAGGCACACGCTAATATGACATCTGGTGCCAAAAGTAGTAATCTAACGATGAAGTATGACGGTTCTCCATCAATCGTATTCGGACACCACCCTAAGAATGGTAAATTCTTTGTTGCTACTAAATCTGCCTTCAACAAGAATCCAAAGATTAACCACACAGAAAAAGATATTGACAAGAACCATGGCCATGCACCAGGTCTTGCTCATGCTCTAAAACACGCTCTCAAACATCTACCAAAAGTATCACCAAAAACTGGTGTATATCAAGGTGATTTGATGCACCATGCTGATACAAAGGTATTGAAAGAAGAATATTTGTTTGAAGCAGAAAAAAATAAAGTCTCTTTTACACCAAATACAATAACCTATACTGCTCACGGTAAAGAAGCAGACAAGATTAAAAGGTCTAAGGTTGGTGTAGTGGTTCACAGTAAGTATAGTGCTGACATGAAAAGTGCTTCACCTCATGTCGACCATGGGAATTTTAAAGAGCATCCAGATGTTCATATTCATGGCGCAGAACACGATACTTCTAAAGTAAAACACTCAGCTGCCAATGAAACAGGATTTCAAAAACATATGGCAGCCGCCAAAGAAATCCACGATACTCACGGCCACAAGATGTATGATTCTATTCATCCATCACATTCTGGTGAACATGGCCACCTTTCAACTTATATCAATAAAACAGTTAGACATGATGAAGTTCCTTCTGTCAAAGGTTTCAAAGAACACATAAAAGATGTACATGAGAAACAAGCAGCCAAAGTGAAGACCGAAAAGTCTAAATCTGAAAAAACTGGTGAAGGCGCCAAACAAATTAGCCACGTTGAAAAACACAAAGCACATTATGGTAATTTATTGACTATGCATCATCACCTAGCACAAGCTAAGAATCACTTGGTTAATTCATTAGAAACTCATGAGGGTAATTATCAACATCACATTGGCGGCAAGAAATCTAAACCAGAAGGTTTTGTTGTACACCACGATAATCAACCTACTAAGTTGGTTAATCGTCCAGAATTTGCCAAACAAAATCTATTAAAAGTACGTAAATGAAATCTTTTTTAGAAGTTGTACAGGAAGAAAATAGTGGTGGTACACATCACGTTTTCACCTATGGTCGGATGAATCCGCCTACGACCGGACATTTAAAATTAATTGATAAAGTCAAAGAAGTTGCTGCAAAACATAGTGCTGGTCATACTGTTATAACTTCACATAGCCAAGATAAGAATAAGAATCCATTATCTGCAACACAAAAGATTAAACACCTAAAGAGATATTCTCCTGGTACTAATTTTAAGTCATCAGATAAAGAACATCCTTCATTTTTACACCAAGCTGCTAAGTTACACAAACAAGGTGTGACACACCTTCATATGGTTGTTGGTTCCGACCGTGTGAAAGAAATGAAGGATAAGTTACAAAAATTTAATGGTACGCACACTGGTGCCTTGTATAATTTTAAAAAGATTCATGTACATTCTGCTGGCCAGCGTGATCCTGATGCTGAAGGCACAGAAGGTATGTCTGGTACCAAGATGCGTGCACACGCTAAAAGTAATGATGTTTCTAAATTTAAACATGGCGTTCCAAGTCATGTTTCTGATACACACGCAAAAGAATTGATGCACGATACTCGTAAGGGTATGGGTATTCACGAATCTTATAGTCACGGATTGTTTAGAGCAATCTTTGTAACTGGTGGTCCAGGTTCTGGTAAAGATATTGTTATCCGTGAAGCTATTGCTGAATCTAAGATTGTAGAATTAAATTTCATTCAAGCACAAGACTATTTGAATGACAAACAGAAGTTGGCGGAGAAGACTGGTGACCTCCGTAGAGAAGGTATTCGTAACCGTGGTCCACTTATTATTAATGGTCCGGCAGACGATAGAGATAGAATTGCTTTTATCAAAGAAGAATTGGAAGAACTTGGTTACGATACAATGATGATTTTTGTTGAAACCAATAATGAAACCAGTCAAAAGAGAAACTCATTATTGTCTAAAATGATGACGGAATCAATCAGACATGACAAGTGGATGAAGTCACAAGAAAATACTAAATATTTCAATGAGTCCTTTAAAACATTCATTTATTTTGACAATACTGGTGACCTAGATAGTAAAGAGGAAGATATACATTCAGTATACGAGTCAACAAGTGAATTTTTGGGTTCTGAAACTTTAGGAGAGACAGCCGAAGATTGGCTGAATCGTAGAAGTGGTTCTTTATTTAAGGAAATTAAAAATGTTAAAAGCAATTTTAGGAATATTCAAGAAAACGCCCCAGGTCAACAACTCCAGCGAAAACTCGGAAAAGTTGATAGCGTCAAAGACGGAGACGTTAAGTACAACTCCAGTTACACCTTTAGAGCCTACAGTGAAGACGGTGGCCCCAAAGTCCAAGTCCTCCCCGAGCCAAAAGAAGCCAACTTCTCCAAGGACAAGGAAAAAGTAAAGTCTAAAAAGTTCTATAATAGAATGTTTGGTATGAATACTCAAGGTGTCGGTGTTGGGCCAACATTCAGTTCACGTTCTGGTTTACCAGCCGGTCTAGGTGACCAGACATACAAAGAACAAAAAGAATTTAGGAATTTTAGAAAAGTAATAGAAGCGATTGATGACCCAGGAGCAAATGATATGGGTGTCGGTGGCGTTCTTGGTGGTGGTAGTAATAAAGAGCCTCTAGTCACACCTAACGATAATAAAGTAAGAGTTTCGGAAATAACCAAAAAGAAAAAGAAATAAACGGAGAAAAATATGTTTGCAAAATCTAAAGTGTCACAATCAATGATTGATGCGGTTAACAAAATACTTGGTGAACAACCGGCACAGCCAACTCAACCAGTTCAACCGACAGAAGTCAAGGGAGAACTTCTTAAAGAGGGTTGGGACGATATGCTAGCTGACGTTAAGAAACGTAGTGGACCACAACCATCAGGTGGTGCCGGCAAAAAAGAAGGTTCACGTTATGGTGGTTCCAAACAAAAAGATGAGAAACCAGTCAAAGAAGAACTAAAAGGTAGCCAACACAAGATTGACAAAAACAAAAACAATAAAATTGATGCAGAAGACTTCAAACTCTTACGTAAAGAGGAACTAAAAGGTAGCCAACACAAGATTGATGCTAATAATAATAATAAAATTGACGGACAAGATTTTGCCATTCTCCGTGGTAAGAAGAAGATGAGAGAACATCTAAACGATATGCCTTTTGCCAAGAAATTACTTGAAAAAGAATTGGATGAAGGATTGATGAAGAAAGCATTTAAGGCCTTGACTGGTGGTTCGGATAAAGACCATTTGGATCGTTTAAAGAAAAGTATGTATGGCAAAGATAGTGAAGTCAAATATGCAGCCAAGACATTAGTTAAACACGCAAAAGACCCACTTGGCCTGAAGAAAGAAGAAGTAGAACAGATTGATGAATTGTCAAAAGGTACATTAAGTTCTTATTTGGATAAGAAAAAAACCGAATACGTGAAAGGTAAGACTGTTTCTGGTTCAAAAGAAAATGCCAAAGATATACAGAACATGGGTAAAGCTTACGACAAGATGAAGAAAGAAGAAGTTGAATTAACTGAAGAACAATTAGATGAAATGATTAATGAAGTTCTATCTAAGAATGCTTCAGCTGGCGATTGGATTCACGATTTTGTACATTCAAAGAATCCAAAATTTGATGGTAAGTCTACAGCTGAACGTAAGAAAATGGCTCTTGGTGCTTACTACGGTAAACAAAATGAAGAAGCTGATATTACTACTGACGGTTTGGCCGGCCGTAAAGATGGCGGCGCAGAAAACACTTTCAATCTTTTTAAGAAAAAATTGCAAGGTGATGTTGGACCTGATCCAAAAGAAGGCGATAAACCAGAAGAAACTGCTGCCAGAAAAGCCCATGATGCAAAGCCAACCAACTCACAAGCACCACAGAAAGTGGATAATTTAGATAAAAAATATGGTACTCCAAATACTTTTAAAGAAGAAAAGGAAGAACCACCTTTCGATAAACCATATAGTACTAAGAGTTCTACTGTAACGGATAAGTCTGGCGCTAAGCACACACCTATGTCACGGGCTAGAGACCTTGCTCAGTCCGCATTGAAAAAAGTAAAAGACAAAACCAAAATTAAAAACTAAGTGGTATACAATGGATAACACGGCCAAAAAACTAAAATCTATAATCAAAAATCCAGCTGGTGGAAAACCACCATTTGGTTCCAATCCTATGGATCCTTGGTCAGCAAAAGCAAACATTGCTGAAGCGACCTTAGATGATTATTTGTCTTCAAGAGGTATAAATCCTAAGTTTGTTTCTAAGGACACTAAGATTTCTCACGCCAAGTCTAGTCAATTTATCAAATGGAAAAATGACCGTAAACTTGTTGGTGAGAGTTCAGAATCCGACTTATTGGCTAGATATTTGAATTCCAGAGGTATCAATCCGAAGTATGTTACCAAAGATGTTAAGATAGCACATTCAAAGTCTGGTGAATTCATCAAGTGGAAAAATGACCACTTAACTGAAGCTGTAGATAAAAGAGATACAGTAGTTCTAGATATTCCTTTGTTAATTCGTGTACTTGAGTTGGCCAGAGAAGATATCAAGTCAGACGTTGACTTACACCGTGTAGTTGAAAGATTAATACAAATTCGTAAAAAAGGTGTATTAACAATGGCAGACTATAAAATGATTGCCAATATTTCTAATATTAAACGAAGACATTTCAAAGAAAACCATATTGCTATCGCCATGGGTAAAATGTTGGATGATGAAGGTAGTATGGTACTTGACCAACTAGAACAACTGGAACGTGCCATCGATATGATTCGTACATATGTTGGTAAAGATTATACAAAACAATTACCGGCATGGGTACAGTCTAAAGTGACTTTGGCCACAGATTATGTGGATACTGTTGGTAATTATTTGTCCAGTAAGAATGAAGAAGTTGAATTTGAAGAATCTTCTCACGATCCTTGGAAAGATAAACATTTTGGTCCAACTAAAATAATTAAACAAAAATATCATGTTAAAACTGATACTAAATCATACAATGTTAAAGCTGATAATGAGGACCATGCACACAAATTGGTAACTAAACATGATCCTGGTTCTAAGATTGTTTCTATTGAACACAAAGGTCGCATAATGGAAGAATTAGAACCTATTGATGAAATATCAAAAGAACTAGCACATTCTTATTTGAAGAAAAGATATGCACAGACTGGCGCAACTCGCCAAGATAAACCAAAAGGTATGCCAAGAGCAACCCACGATAAACAATTAATGGGTTTGAATCGTGCTACAAGAAGATTGACAACTACTTTAGAATTACCTAAAGGTACAGACCCATCACAAGGTGGAAAGTATACCGCTGATTCTGTTGAATTGAATGGTGATGTTATTTCTGAAATAAGTGACACAACTCTAACCAGTTATAAAGACAAAGCCAAAAAATCTGCTGATACTCTACACGCCAAAGGTGAATACAAAAAATCTGCCAACCGTTGGTTGAATGTTATGAAAGCAACTGGTAAACAGATGGCCAGATTACATAAAGAAAATACCATGGATTCATTGGCAGCCACTCAAGCACCAAATGATGGCGCCAATACACCAGATGATGTGGCACCAAAAGATAAGAATAAGAAATTAATTCAGATGTCAAAATCTGCTAGAATTATCAGGTCTATCTATAAAAGAAAAGGCATGAAAGAAGAAACATACGATTTTGAAAAGAATGATAAGTCTTCCGAATCAAAACCATATGGTAAGAAACCCTCATTTAACGCTACTGACAAATACAAAAATGCTGGTGAAAATAAACCAGAAGCCAAAGCAGTAATGAAAGGCGGCACCACATTGACAGGTCAGCCTAGAGATATGGTGGAAATTGATCCATCAATGAAAAATCGTCCGGATCGACCAGATACCTTCGACAAAGGTAATCCGAAAAAATCACCAGTTTAAATATAGATAAATACACCATAACCCAAGGTTAAAAGGAGAAATAAGATGCCAATATGGGGAAATACAGACGCTAATACAGCGAAACCACGATTTTCAGAACTACGTCAAGTTCGGTTGTCAGCGACTGCAACAGCTGCTAACACTGGAGCTCTTGCGGGAGCTGCTTCAGGAAACACAGTAATTACTGTAGCAAATGGTACAGGTACTATTGTTATAGGACAATTTGTTTATGGAGGAAATGTTTCACAAATTAATTCTTCGGGACAACGTGATTTCTTTAGGGGAAATAATACTGTTCTTTCAGTTGTTGGAGGTAATTTTGGTACTTCTAATGTTGTATTAAGCTCTCCTGTTACAGCTTTGGTAACCAACGGAACATCACTTACTTTTGGTACTGCGATAACTTACAATTCAAATGTTGCCAACACTTTCTTTAGTGATACTATTTTAGTAACCTCGACTCGCCCAGCTAATACTTCTGGTACTACTGGTCGTGCAGGTTCTACCGTAGCTAATACACAAATTGGATCTTTTAATGCTGGTTGGAATCGTATTACTCGTAAAATTAACAGTGATGGTACAATTCGTTTCCTTAAAGAAACATTGATTGCTTTAGCTAATTCTTCAGCAGCAAATTCAAGTTCTGCCAATACTAGTTCAAACGCTATCTTTGGTGGTCTATAATTAAAGTTTTTTGATTTTATTAAAAATGGGAGCTACGGCTCCCATTTTCATCTGAGAGAATAATAATAATAAATGTTTGATGATTTAACTGATGATAATATTATGATGTATGCAATGAAGTGTTATAATGCACCTCATTGTATCACATCGGAATTTGAAGGAGATATCAAACGAACCAAGTATCTAAAAAGACTGTTTCGTAGATATAAAGTTACTAAGTCATTAAAAGAACGTTTAATATTAAATCATATTATATTATTGAACAATGTTTTTGGTCCTGAAGCTACAGCAAGAATCTTGTTCTATAGAATAGATGAACGTGATTATGATATATTGAAGACATTCCTTTGTTATCTGAATATAATGCCAGAAGTAATCCGAGGCATTAAAGGTAAAAATGTATATTCGGCTGAGATACCAGTTGAACTTAATGTTACAGAGATATTACTAAAGATATGAAATCATTTAAACAATACTTACAAGAATCTTATTGCCATATTACGGCTTTAGAAAAAGGTTTAAAGAAGTTGGATAATCATAGCTATGATTCAATTAATAATTTAATGATGGATATATCCAAAAAAAATAATATTACTGGTAAAGATTTACATGATGATTTTGTGGACAGACACGGAAAAACTCCCGATGATTGGATTAAACAGAATTTGAAAGAAGATTTACGAAAATGGTTTAAACAAAAATGGGTTCGTATGGACACCAAAGGAAACATTAAAGGTGATTGTGCTAGAGAACCAGGAGAAGGTAAACCAAAATGTTTACCACAATCAAGAGCACAATCTTTAGGTAAAGAAGGTCGTGCTGCAGCTGCTCAAAGAAAACGTAGAGAAGATCCTAATCCAGAACGCCGTGGTGCTCCAATTAATGTTCGAACAGAGAGTGCAGCTGCAGCAATTGCAGCCGCAACAGCGATATCAAAGAAAAAATCTGGTAACTATGATTCTGAAGGATTTAGAAAAGCACCTTATAAAAATCCAGACCATCCTTTAAGAAAAAGTAATGCTGAAAGAAGAAGGGAACAAAAATGAAAACACTAAAACAATTTAAAGAAGAATTTGAAAATTTAGAAGAAAAAAATGTTCCTACTAGTCCAGAAAAATGGGCTCAAGCAAAATCGGCTGCTAAGTCTAAGTTTGCTGTATATCCATCTGCTTACGCAAACGGTTGGGCTTCAAAGAAGTACAAAGCAATGGGTGGTGGATGGAAAAGTGTTAGTGAAGAACTTGAAGAAATATTTGATATCATTGAAGAAATGGTTGAAGAATCTGCACTAAAACATAATGTTGATCCAGAATCGATTTGGGAAGAACTTGAACAAGTATCAGATGAAGAATTATATGAGTCTGCTGCATGGCAACGAAAAGAAGGTAAGAATCCTGAAGGCGGATTAAACCGTAAAGGTATTGCTTCATATCGAGCTGCAAATCCAGGTTCCAAATTATCTATGGCGGTAACAACAAAGCCATCAAAATTAAAACCTGGTTCTAAAGCAGCCAACCGTAGAAAATCATTCTGCGCTCGTATGGGTGGTATGGAAGGTCCTATGAAGAAACCTAATGGCGAACCAACACGTAAAGCTTTAGCTCTAAGAAAGTGGAACTGTTAATGCAAACATTTAAACAATTTCTCGAAGCTTGTTGGACTGGTTACACAGCCAAAGGAATGAAAAAGAAGGGTAATCGTATGGTACCCAATTGTGTACCTGTCTCTGAAGACGGCATGGGTGGAGGTGCTGTTTCCGCAGGTCCAACCAATGTTGTAGGTGGAGGCGCTATCGCCGGTACAGGTGCCAAAGGCGGAGAACCTGGAGTCTCCAAGAAAAGAAATCTAATACTTAATCCAATGGCAAAACGATTGCCTCCAGCCTTGCCGAAATAGTAAGGTTGTGGCAAGCTTGGTATAAATATCAAAAAGAAATATTTGAAAGTATTAAATAATGTCTAATGAGTTGTCGGAATTTGCCAAACTAATTGCTGAGGGTAAAAGAGCCAAACAATTAGAAGAAGAAAACAAGAAAAAAACTTTCTTTGAAAAATATAGCATCGAAAAAACTGAAATCAATCCTTTTGATTTCATTGGTGAGCTCATCAAACTTAAAAAAGAATCAGAACAACCACAACAAGAAGTTGTCGTTGAAGAAATTTTACCTCCTCCACCACCAAAATCAGCAACAGAATTACTATCAGAACTTGCTTCTTTAATTGCTGAAGGTAAGAAAGCCAATGGTGTTGTATTTGAGGAACAAAAAGAAAATATTGAATCTTTTGTTGCCGAGGTTGTTCAAGATATCGCTGAATTAAAAGAAGAAGAAATAAAGCAGGAAGAGATCAAAGAAGAACCTGTTGAAAAAGATTTAATTGCACGGGCTGTAGACTCTATCACTAAAGTTGCCGAAAACACCAACCTATTTGATACACCCGAACCAGATAAAGTATCACCAAACTTCAAGGCAATTCAAGCCAAATTAAAATCATTAGAACAATGGGTTGCTAAGATATCAACTGCGGGATCAGGTTCAGGTTCTTATTGGTTAAATGATTTAGGCGATACAGATAAAACCAGTTTACAAAATGCAACTGACGGCCAAGTATTAACCTTTAGTGTCGGTGTTGGTAAATGGATTGCTGCAAATTCATCTGGTGGTGGCTCTGGTGCAGACCAATTTGCTAGAGATACTGCTAATGGTGCAACTAACTTAGCACAATCTTCATACGATTTCGCAAACACCATTACACTTAATGGAAATATTGATGCGTATGCAAGAAATCAAGCAGCCAATGCAATTGCAAATACTGTATACACTCAAGGTGTTGATGCTAGCCAAAACGTAAGACTTGATTATAGTAATACAGCACTTAGTATTACACAAGGTGTTGATAACAGCCAGAATGTCCGAATAGATTTCAGTAATACAGCACTTAGTATTACACAAGGTGTTGATAACAGCCAGAATGTCCGAATAGATTTCAGTAATACAGCTATAACAATTATACAAGGTGTGGATGTAAGCCAAAATGCTCGCATAGCCGTATCTGAAGGTGTAGATTTAAGCCAAAACGTAAGGTTGGACTTTAGTAACACCGTTATAACTATTATTCAAGGCGTTGATGTT